ATGTGGGTCACTCCTTTGACTGCTGCTGAGCGCGAACGTGCTCAAAAGCAAGCCAAGTCGGATGACGCCAACGCTTTTGCCCTCCAACTGCTGATTGCAAAGGCACTGGACGAAAACGGCAGCAAGTTGTTTGCCGCTGGTGAGATCGACGTGCTCAAGAACGAGGTCAAGGACAAGGATCTGCAAGCCTTGATGCTTGCCGTCATCACGGACGACGAGCCCATCGACCCAAAAGCCTGAGCGCCGAACTTCGCAAGGACAATTGGCTAATGCTCCAATTTGGCGTCGCCAAGGAGCTAGGCATCAGTTTGAGCGAAGTTCGAGCAACAATGACCGCCGAAGAGCTAATCGGCTGGAGCGCCTATTTCCAGATCTTGAACGAGGATCAAGAGAAGGCGATGGAAAAAGCCAAACGCCGCCGCTAGTCGGCGGCTTTTTCGTGCGTAAACTGAAGTACCGGAAGTGATGCAGCGCCGTGGCCTACAGAGCTGAAATTGAAATCGGCGTAAGGGGCCAGGACCGCCTTAATAAGCTGCAAAACCAGATTAGTAAGCTTGCAAACCAGATAACACGTATAAATGATCAAAGCATTTTTGACGCTGTAGAGCCACGGGCAGTACAAAGCATACAAAATTACTCCAATGCTCTATCAGTTGCCGCCGCAAATCTGCGAGAAGCTGCCCTTGGTCAGAAAGAAGAAACGACGGCTATCAGACAATATGTAGATATTCTCACAGATTCTAATGCGGCTCAAAAAAGACAAAACAATTTAATCAACGAAGAGATAGCTAGACGTAATGCTGCAACGACGGCAATCCGCGAACAAGTAGAGGCAAACGTAGCTTTATCACGCGCTTCAAGAGAAGCAAGCGCATTTAGTGATAAAGACCCTGTAGGAAAATCTATTCGCCGCAGGCTACGTAAATTAGCAGGTGATCCTTCTGCGTATGCTTCTCCCATCGGACCTGCGGAAAGTCCGCTACAAGGTCAGACATCCCCTGTTGAAGAGCGTATTCGTCGCACAATACAAGGCAGACAAGAGCAACTAAAATTAGATCAAGCGTTGTTTGAGTTAGAAAGAAAGAGCGCCGAAAGACTCAATGCCCAAGTCAATTTTAGGCAAAACTTAGTTTCACTGCAGGAGAATATGGTTGCGGGTGCCAGAGAGGTACTCGATTTAATCGCCCAGCAAAACCAGAAGCTTGCTGAACAGGAACGCAAAGCGCAATTTTTAAGCGGCAAATCCGGCGCCCTGCAGCAAGGCCCGCTCGCAGGCCCAGGCGCAATGGGTTTCCCCGTCGCACTGCCAATGTCAAAGGTAGAGCAGCTCGGATCCGCTCGCGCAGCTGAAATACGTGACAGATACCAAGCATTGTTCCTTCGCAGACAAGAAAGACTTTTCGGCCTTAAACAAGGAGAAAAAACTTTACAAGTTCAATTAAGAAGTTTGGAGCAACAATCAATAGACCTCGCTGCAGATAAAACTAGGGAGCAAGAAGAACTTGTAGCCTTAAAGGAAAAAGAGTTACGTATATCTAAAGAAGGTGCATTAATTGCGGGAAGATTTAGCCCGATTGGCGGCGCAGCAAATATCCCTGGAAGCCCTGCGTTTTTACGCGCCCAAAAACAAAAACGAGGGGCCGCAATCAGTAGCGGCATTATTGGCGGTGCGTTCCCTCTGCTGTTTGGTCAAGGACCGGCAGCAGCTGTAGGCGGTGGCTTGGGTGGTATTGCCGGTGGTTTATTAGGCGGAGGATTGGGCTTCGGCTTGTCACTCGTCGGCACTGCGTTAGGCGATGCAATCCAAAAGAGCTTGGATTTAGAGAAGGCACTTAAGAAACTCAACACACAGTTAGGTAGTGTTGGAGCGCAAAGCAAAATTACGTATACCGATATTGAAAAACTTGCAGGTGCACTAAAGGTAAGTAAAGAGGAAGCTCTAAGCGCGGTCCAAGCCTTTGGTGCTTATGGCGATTCTGCTATTGCACTTGCACAAGCGTTTACTGGTGTTGGTGATCTTGCTACATTCCAGACTATAGGTTCGGCAGGACTTGACCAAGAAAGCGCATTACGCGCCATCGTTCAATTACGCAATCTTATTGGAAATGAAGCAGCTAAAGAGCTGGCACTTAATTTAACGGTAAACGGCGCAGTAGGAACACAAGAAAAACTCTTAACCCTCGTACTGCAGAAGCAGTTTGATGTAAACGTAGAAACCGCAAAGAACGTGGGCCTCTGGGACTACGTGCGTTCAGGAATCGCGCAGTCACTGGCGTTAGCGATAAGCCTTAGTGAAGCATTGAGAAATATGCCCACACTTCCTGGGCAGACAAGTATGTTTAAAAATCTACCGGATTTGTCAGGACTGCAAAGCCAGTTAGCGGAAAGAACCCCAGAAAGCTACGCAGAAGAGAGGTTGGCCGACATCGCAAAACTCAGGGATGACATTTTAGAGTCTCTTAAAACTGAAACAGATGTCCAAGATACTCTAAACAAACTATTAGATTCCTACACTAAATCCACTAAACAACTTGAAGAACAGAAGGAACGAGAGAGACAGCGTGTTGAAAAAGTGATACGCGATCAAGCCACACTTACCCAAACCTTAGAAATACAATCTAAATACTCTACGGCTATATTTAATGCTGAACAAGAAAAAGACAAATTACTGGCACGCCGTTTGCAAGGCGAAGAGCAACTGGAGCTGTTAGCGGTCGAGACTGCGGCAAAGTTAGTTGAAGAAAAAGACAATGCGGCAAAGGTAGCAATTTCTAAAGCACAGCAGGCCAAAGCAGCTTTAATAATTAAAAATACAACTCAAGATTTAGTTGCTCTTGAAAGGGAGCACAGAAAATTTGTCGCAGATACGCTTGCAGACCTTAAGTATGAAGTTGACTATCAGAGCGCAGTAACCCGTGAGCGTCGAGAACAACTTGAGCTTGAAAAAGCTATCCGCAAGGCAAAAGGTCAAGGCATAAAAGGCGACGACTTAAAGCAAGTCGAGGCTTTGACAAAACAACGCCAAGAACAGCAACGCCCCATACGCCAGTACATGAAGCAGCTGGAGGATTCACTTAACGACACTGAAGGCCAAATTGTCCAACTTGCTCAAGCCATTGAGACGGAACTGGGTTCTGCAATGAGCAATGCCATCACGGGCCTTGTCACTGGAACTCAAACGGTTGAGGAAGCGTTCTCGCAGATGTTCGCCAACATCGGCAAAGCGTTCATCGATATGGCCACCAAACTACTGGCCCAACAGCTGATCTTGACCATTTTCAAGAGCATCATGGGACCAACTCTTGGCGGTGGCGGTGGCGGACTTCCCGGTTTAAACATGCCTACAGGAATTGGCGACAGCTATACATCGTTCCTTGGGTTTGCCGAGGGCGGCTACCCACCAGTTGGCCAGCCGAGCATTGTTGGTGAGAAAGGTCCCGAACTGTTTGTTCCAGGTCAGCCTGGAATGATCGTTCCCAACGACGTGTTTGAGGCAACCCGCAGTGCAATCGGCGGTGGCGGCGGTGGATCGGCAGCCTTCGACGAAAACCGCGAAGCCTTGAACTCGGTCACCACCCTCAACCGTGAGCGTCAGGTCGAACGCCTGCTGACTTCCGGCGCCACCAGCACCGAAATTCGCTACAGCCGCGTTGGCTCTGGTGACCTGCCCTTTGTGACCGAGGAGAATATGCTGCAGGCAACACGGGTTGCAGCACAAGAGGGCGCACGTTTGGGTCAGGCACGCACGTTGGCAGCACTGAAAAATAATCCCGGCACTCGCCGCTCGGTGGGTATCTAACGATGGCTGAAGTTGCGATTGGCACCTACATCCGCTTTTTCCTCCCAAGCGGCGGTGCCACCACCTACGCCTTCCAGAACTTCCATGTAGGCGAGACCCGAACGTACGGCGGAGTCCCGTACACCTTTTCCGGCTTCGGCTTCACCGGCACAACTGTTTCCTTGGAAGGCAGCAACATCAGCTCACAGCTGGTCTTTGCTGTAAACCAGCTGTCGCTGAACTTTGTCCAGCAGGCAGCGGATGAGCGTTGGGTGGTGCAGATCCGCACGGTTTGGCTGGACCCAGACACCTACGAAGAAACCGGCAACTACACGGACGAGACGTTCCAGATCACGGCCTATCAGCACGACGGAAGTAGGCTGGGTCTAGATCTTGGGAGTCCGCTTGATGCTGTTGCAGGTCAAGCGCCCAGGCGAACGTTGAGCCAGTT